CGCTGTTGGGGTTAATCGGATCGAAGCGGGCGAAGATGCTAAATGGATTATATTCTTCGCATTTGATCTAGTCGAACCAAAGTTCAATGCTTTGACGCGCATGTTGCTCCTAGATAAAATTTATAACGACAATCTTGGAAAGACTGCAGCCACGGGTGTAGTCGGCTGGGAGATCTGCAAGACGCGCATAGAACTCGACAAGTGTTACGAAAGTTATATTTCCAGAAACTACGAAGGCCAAATGCTCAAGAGCGTCTTCGGATCGTATATGCCACAGGGCGAGAAGGAACGCTCGACCATGAATCTTCAGAAGCGCAAGGCGTTTCTCGACGCTGAGTTTTGGTGCATTGGTCGCGTGGTCTCTGACGAAGGCAAGTGCAAAGGCAAGCTGGGCGCCCTTGTTTTCGTTACGCCAAAGGGCGTGAGATTCGAAGTCGGGACGGGCTTTACGGATGAAGAAAGGGAAGAATACATCCAACCTAACTATGACTTCCGAAAGAAAGCAACGATCAAATATCTCAACCTCACCGACGATGGCCGCCCGTTCAACGCCTCGTTCGTTGGATGGCGCGACGATGTTTAAGACTATGCCCCAACCACACATCCATTGTCTGACCTCTCTTAAGGTCGCCGGGACTGGCTCCTTCCGCCTTGCAAGCGGCCAGTTCCTCGGAACCTACGGAGCAAACCTGCAGAATCCCGACAAAGAAGCTCTTGATATCTACATAGCTCCTCCGAACCACACATTCGTGCAGTGCGACCAAAGCGGTGCCGAGGCGTTGATCGTTGCCAACCTCACGCGACCGGGCAAATACAGAGAACTCTTCAACGTCGGGATCAAACCCCATACCTTCATCGCGCTTCATATCTTCTGTGAGCAGATGCAAGACATATGGCCGCTCGCGGGGAAAAGTCCTTCTTATTGGAAATCTCTCAGCCCCACGCAACTCAAACAAGACCCCGATTGGAAAGCCTTAGATAAGGCTATTAAATCAAGCGACAAAGAATACAAGATCGGCAAGATGGTCTGCCACGCTTCATCCTACAGAATGCGTGAGCGGACCTTTCAGCTTCAAACTCTCAAACAAAGTCACGGCACGTTGACTCTCAGCCTCCAAGAATGCAAAGTCTTCCTCGGATTCTTCGCAACCCTATTCCCCGAAATCATAGAATGGCAAGATGAAATTGAATTTAACATTCGCACTAAGCGTGAACTCCGGAATCTGTTTGGATATCCGCGTAGGTTCGAGAGAACTATCACTGACTCTTACATCCGGGAGGGCATCTCATGGGTTCCGCAGTCCACCGTGGGATGTATCACACACATTGCTGTTAACCGATTTAACAAAGAGCGGCCAAGAAACACGCTACCGGCAATTAACAATAAACATGACTCTTTTCTGGCGCTGGTTCCGGATGGGCTTGTACACGACACGGCGAAGCATATGCAAGAATGCCTCGCCATTTCGCTCACTGGACGAGATGGTGTGAATTTCACCATGAAGTCTGAGGCCCAAGCCGGGAAGAATTGGGGCAAGTTCTCGAAAGACAATCCTCAAGGCATGAAAGATCTTGCCTAAACTCGGCCCAATAAAAGCTCCCTCCGCTTTATGCGTCAGACGAATGACCGAATAACCCAGATCACAAATGCGATCCGGGAGAAACTAAAAGAGTGGCCGCCTAACCTGCCGCCGCCCTCGGTCGTTATTGTACATGAGACCCATCTTCCCAGCGAGTTCGATCCGAACCTTGAGAAGCTCGAAGGTTTCGACGTAATCACCACACTCCAAATCCGCAAGAACTCTGTAAGACTCGCATACTTGCATGAGCCTATATGAAGACTGGTGTTTGTACACAAAAGACGTACAAAGCCCGCAGCCGTTTGTCGATGCTGCTTTCTATTTCATGATCGGCGCCGCCCTTCAAAGGCGCGTCTGGTTCGGTGACCTTGACTTCCACGCAGTATTTCCGAATCAATACATCGCTTTCATCGGACCCGCTTCGGCGGGTAAATCTCTCATTACGAGTCCGATGAAAGAACTCCTCGAAATCCCAGCCGAGATCAAAACTCCAGAGAATGATCTCGCAGCCGAGCTACTCGGTGAAGATGCCGAATCAACGCGCAAAGGCGCACGGCAGCCTCTTATCTATATCGCTCCGAACAGTACCACGTTCGAGCAATTCACACAAGAGACCTCGCGTGTCGCGTATTTACACAGATATGTCGATTCTGAAAACAGAAGAAAAGCCTATCATCACAGCTCCCTCGTATTCATCCTCGACGAACTAACCTCAATCTTTAAGAAAAATGCCGAACAACTTTCAGACTTTCTTCTCGAAGCTTATAATGGTGGAAGAAAGTACGTTCGAAAACTTAAACATAGCGACACAGACTTCTGCACCAATATGTGTATCAGTCTGCTGGGCAACACGACACTTGGTAAATTCCAGAGTTTACAGAATCAAGATATTCTCTCGGACGGTTTCATGGCTCGAACTATTATCGTGTATGGAGTCGAGAAGCGTTTTCATCTCTATTCCATTCCGCCCCTCAGCGAAGAACAGAAAGCTGCAAAGGGCCGCTTGCAGTCTTACATTCGCGAACTTTCAAAGCTCTATGGCCCTGTGGTTCTGAATGCTGAAGCTAAAGAATACATTCACCACCATTTCGAACTTAATCCTTCTTTAGTACATACGAACAAACATCCAATGCTGGACGAATACTACGGCCGCAAGAATCTTCATCATCAGAAGATCCTGTTCGCCGTACACTTCGCGCGGACGTTGGATATGACTGTGACGCGAGAAGATGCAGAGAAAGCCACAGCGCACCTCGCTAATCTCGAAAAAGATATGCACATCCCATTCGTCGGCATGGGCCGCAATGAGAGTGCAAAGCTCACAGAAGACATCTGGCGCTTTATCAAGACAACCCAAGGCGCCACGAAGAAATCAATCTTTGTCAGGTTCTATCAGTCCCTCAAGACGCCTGATGAACTCCGTCGTGTGCTAGATGATCTAGTGACGATGGATCGGATAAAGTTAGTAAAGGTAAATAACAATGAACAATATGTCGCAAAGTAATCACGAATACATGCTTGCCGGAATGCTAAGAAACGCAGCCCCAGCACCTATGCCCACTAACATTCCACCTAGTATCTCGCAAACCAACGCGGGTCGTAGACAAGAGTTCCTCGAAACCGTCAAGACCTTCGTCTGTAAGGATCGCAACGTAACCCACGGCGACGCTGAGGATAACTTCCGTGTGATTGCCCAGCTGTGGGAGACTTACCTCCAAGGCACGCCGCCTCAGAGTCTTAATTCAACAGACGTAGCCATCATGATGTGCCTCTTCAAAGTCGCACGCCTGATGTCTAATCCTAAAAACATGGAGAACTGGCACGATCTCGCGGGCTATGCAGCCTGTGGCGGTGGAATAGTGATGAAGAAGTTAGAAGAAGAGAAACAACAATACTAAACATATGGAACAAACAACCGCACTAAACTTCCAGCAAGCGCTTGAAGCATTGAAGAACGGGCGACGTGTGTCCCGTGTTTGGTGGTCTAATGATCAAATATACCTACAGGTGCAGACGCCTGATACTTATAGTAAAATGACAGTACCTTACATTTATATAGAGTATCCAAGAATACAACCCGTAGCTTACATTACCAAAGCGCGTGAGCCTTGGTTGCCTTCACAGCTCGACATGTTTGCTGAAGATTGGTATATTGTTTAAGTAAAAGAAAACCCGCTCTGCTTATCACAGGGCGGGTTTTTTGTTTTTCCGTTTATTAGCGCAAGCCACTCAATCCTTCAACCAAACTCTTTCGATACTTATCTTCTTGTTCTCTTATTAGATATCTCTTTACAGTCTCAGACCCTAAGCCTTCCTCCGTTCCTTCAAGCCAGCTTAGATACCGAGCAGCTTTCAAAGGCTGCCTCTCTAACGAAGGCATGATAGCATTCTGACTAGTCTTCAATTTTCTAATACGGCTCGCATAGTCTTCTGGTGTCGTTGCTTGTTCCTTAGCGCGCATCACCAAACCTAATGCCTCTTCGCCCGTCTGTGGGGTAATCTCTCCCCGCTCAAACTCCCTCTCGCTCAAGTTACTATAGTTCACAGCAAACGCGCCGCCGCGGCTCGGCATACCCGTCAGCTCGTCATACAACCGGCGCCGACGACGATCATCATAGCGCAGATTCTCGTCCTCGTCCAGCCAGTTC